TATTGTCCGCTGTGGTCTCGGCGATCGTGTCGTTCAGGAATCCCTGAATCAGCGAGTCAACAGCGCCGCCAGCCGTGATAACAGTCGCTGCAAAGTTCGCTGGCAGGTCCGCACTCACCACTGAAGGACCGACGTCGTACAAATAGGCTGTGACGTCCACTCCCGTGTCAGCCGAATTTGGTGACTTTAGCTTGACGACCACTTCCATGTTAGGCGGGCAAATGAATGACTGGCTTTGCAGACTCGTACGCACCTTGGTGCCGACGTTCTGGTACTCCACACCACCATTGATAGTGTTGCCGTCAACGAGAATCTCAAGTTCGAACGTACCGCCAGTACCGTCAAGGTTGTTCACTCCATCGCCGAGCTGGATAGACACCTGACACAGCCGTGCGCCGGAAACATCGGGAGTGTCCGTAAGCACGGTCACCTGCGACGTCAGGTTGCGGTCCGCATTCTCGGTGTCAAGTTGCTCAATAGCCGCCACGGCTTACTCCTTCTTCTTGTCGTCTTCCGTTATGGGCGTATCGTTACTGTCTTTGCGAATCTTGTCGATCTTCTTCCATAGATCATGCATCTCTGAGGCTTCTGGTGAATCCAATATATTGAGTTGTGTGAAAACCAGAAGAAGAGATTGAGCAAGTAGGTTTCGCTGTTTCCATTCTGGTGCCAGATTGAGTATTTCATCACTGGCCTGCTGTTGCTTGCTTTTGATGAGTTGTGCTAATGCCTGATCACGCAGATATGCTTCGTGGTCGTAGGCGGTGACTACTGCATCCAAGGTTTCCTGGGATACATCGGGACAATGCAGAATGCTATGGTGTACATAAGAATCACTTTCAACACCAGTAATCCCGCCTGCTGCTTCTATAATTGCAGATGCGTTTGCAGCGATTGGTATTTTAATGCTAGCCATTACTAAGTCTCGAAGACCTGGAAATGTGAGTAGTTCGCTTCCGTATCGCAATTTCCCCCTGTCAAGTAGTAGATTCTCGCATCAATGTAATTCCCCGCTAACAACTCTATTATTCCCGCAGCAACCGTCGTATGCCTATCTCCCGAAGAATCCTCATCTTGCTCCCCTGCCTGGAAGTGAGATCCATTCTTGTATAACCTCGTTACTATTCTGTCTGAGGCAGCAAGGGTTGTATTTTCCGGAATGGACTGTGCTCTATAGTTATAGCTACCGTCTCTTAGCGCCGTAATACGCTCATCTGCAATGGTAGCAATTCCTCCGTGGTCAACTACAAGAGTGTCATATCCAAGAACCGTAAATACTCCATTACTGATAGTCTGGGCCACGCTGTTCCTCATGACGCCTACATGCTTCTTTCTGCCGTCATTCGTCACTTCCCACGCCGTGCCGTTGTATTTCAGGTCCATGTGGTCATTGGTGATGAATAATTTGAAGGATGTCGCCGATCCCTCACGCAGTAGGATGTTCTTCGTGGTGCCCGTGACCGTGACCTTGAAGCCACCCGTGATGCTGGTAGCTGACATCGACACAACGTCGTTCACGGTCGGAGACGTCGGGAGCGTAAGCGTGTAGTCGGCTGCCGTTGCCGTGAGGAGCACATACTCGAACGGCTTCGCTGTATACGCGGCCGACTGTGACACGAAAGACACGGGCACGTGTGTGAAGCGATCAGGGAACATTGCGGCCTCTTGGTGTCGACAGTCCGTTAATTCACATCAAGGCCAAAATCACGCAACCGTGTCCTTGACCTGCATGATCTCGATGTTGGTATCAGCGCCCGAGGAGAAGTACAACGTCTTCCCGTGAAGATTACGGCCCGACAGGATCAGTTCGACGTCGGCGGTCAATGTCCAGTATTCGGTGTCGTCATCAGCTTCGAGCTGCAGGCGGCCGTCAACCGCGCGAGCCTTGAGCCTGACTTCGATGCACGCAGCGTGAAGGGCTTTGCTGCCCGTCGTGTTCACGTTCACGACATCCAGAACGAAGATGCCAGCTGTTTTGTCTGCCATGTCGATGTTCCGTCACGCAAAAGAAACCCGGATGTCCGGACAGGCCGAGCATCCGGGAGAAGACCGTAAATCAGGACGCCGAACCCTTAATGACGACGAAGTTGACCACTACGAGTGTCGTCAGGGCTTCGGTCGCATGAAGATTGGCGACCGTGATGCCAAACGATCCCGCCGCAACTGCACTGCAAACGGCTATGGGAGTCCCATCGCCTGCATTACTGGCCAGGCTCACGATGACGGTATCTGTCGCGTCAACCAGCGTATTCGTGACCGTAAACGTCTCCTCGCCGGCCGCAGCCAGTGTGCCGGCGATCGTCGTGATCTGGCCGGACAACGCACTGAGCGTCACGCCAGTCGTCGGCGACGTGATCTGAGTAACGACGCCTCCATTGAACTTGAAGGGCACTGTCGCGTTGATCCGGCTATTCCCGACGTCCAGTTCGACGTACTCGGTTGTCGAGCCAAGGAACGCTTTCACGTCGACGTCGGTCGTGCCATCGCCGATCTCGATCGCGCCGTCGTCGTCAGACTTGGGGAGTACCTTGAGCGTGTTCCCCGTCGAGAGGCGATATCCGAATTCCAGTGCGGAGTTTACGAGTCGCCAGATGTTCTGAGCAGACATTGGTTTGTTCCTTTAACATCGTGAAAAGCGATGGTTCCGGGCTCACGAGAGAGGCGACTCTTACGCCTTTGCCCCGGACGGCGATCAGTCTTCAAACAGCCAGTATTCGATCTGCACGGCAGCCGTAATTGCGATAACAAACGGCGCGGTCGTGGTTTCTGAGAAACGAAACAACTGGACGTCTCCGGCCTTGACGACAATGCAATTCGCCGCATCGTCGGCCTGTCTGATGTGAACTGCATTCGCTGAGTCGAGATTCCGGATCATGATCATGCCGGGCGTACTGACGTCGCCCATGACCAGAGCCTCGTCAGCCGCAAACCCGACAGTTTGCACAAGGTGCGTCACCGAGTTCCCGGATACGTCGCTCACGATTGATCCGAATGCCTCATCGACAGTCGAACCACCTTTGGCGAAAATCAGGGACACGCCATGTGTCATTTCGTTTGCCATGTCAGTCTCCGATTCTCAAGTCTTGTGACAAGACTTCGACTTCGTTGATTGGCTCGATCTTCTGGTTGTGAACTCGATACTGCTTCCCGCCAGCAACCTGAAATTCGTATTCGCCTTTGGATGCCTCTTTCCCTGCAGATACTGCAGAGAAAACCTGCTTCGACAGAACGCCCTGTCTTCGTTTCGCGACGTCCAATTCTTCTTGAAGCCTTACGAGTTCTGTTCCCAAGTCCTCGTATTCGGCAACGGCTTCTGACAGTGTCATTCGCTATCTCCCTATTGTGGTTGCATTCCCCTGTCTCGCAGGTCCATCAAATCGCCAACCTGATTGGCAGTTATTCGATTACTTCGCATGTCGCTCATCACGCTCGCCTGCAGGCATTGCATGAAACGCTGGTGCATAGGGCCTTGAGTTCCACGAATCAATGCTTCCGCGACAGACAAACACGACGCTGCGATCGTATTCGCGTGTGTGACCGTTCCGTACGGGAAGTTGTTCGTCGTTGTGAGCAACGGCGGGATCTTCAGGAAGCGATAGTTCAGAGTTTCAACAGCAGTTGGCGTCGGGTAGACAATGGCCTCGTAAGTCTGCACCGCCGAGCCAGTTGAGGTCTTCGGGCGAATGGCGATGTATTCGGGCGTGCCGGTATCTGCCGCCTGGCCTCGCATCGACATGACCTCTTCGGCGGACACGAGCTTGGGCTTACGCTTGTCTTCACCGCTGGTGAAGACGAAATCTTCGGCGATGCCGCCGCAATCGGCGTCCAGATCGTAATCGAAATCAGAGCTCGCCGTAGCGACCGTATCCTCGATCATGAGGAACGCCCAGGTGTAGGGGATTTTCTGCCCCATCACTAATGGCGGGAAATAGAACTGGAGAGCGCCTTCCTGGATGATCTCGTCAACCACACCCACCTGATAATCGTCCCAGATGGCTGGGTCGGCATTCGTTCCCAGCGAAGGCTCGCCCAGCTCATTGCGAAGGAATAATCCGATCCTCAACTGAAACCACTCGTATGTCCCGCGTGTTGGCGCCGTTACTGGATATGTTCCGCCTGCCATGGTTTCTCTCCGTTTCGTGCTTAGTAACTGATGCTCATCCTCTTATCGGTGAGCATGGACGACATCAATTGTTTCTCGAACCGCTGTGCATGAACCCCAGGCTCATCATCCAGTATTTCTTCCGCCACGGCCAGACAGGCTTCCCGAATTGTCTCAGCGTGAATCACGCCGCCATGTGGCTTCGTGTTTCCTGTTCCGACGATCTGGGGCTCGATCGAATACCGGTACGTGACCGTGTATGAAGTGTCAGGCACCTGGTGGAAGACGGCTTCCCAGAGCTGCCGATCGGCTGCTGATTTACGCCGAGGCCGAACGCAGAAGTATGACGGCGTACCCTGCGTCGTCGTGTTCTCCAGCCGACGTCGGATGCAAACCTCGTCCACTTCAGTGATCGAATTCTCGCCACTGTTCTCGGCGAACGTGAATCCGTCTGAGAGATTTCCGCCAAAATCGTCAGGGAGATCGTAGTCCGTTTTGGCCTGCACCAGGTCAATGAATGCGATTTGGTTCAAGAACGACCAGCAATAGATGTCCGGCTGTCCGGTAACGTCGGGTTTTGGAAGCAGCGGGTAATAGAATCGACGAAGACCTGACCCAAGAACGTCATCAATATCGGAAGCCTGATCGGTCGACCAGGTTGTGGTCGCTCTCCCGTAGCCAAGGAATCGGCCGATTTCGCCTCTCAATGTGGCGTATGTCACTTCCAGAGACATTTACGTGTCCAATGTCAGAGGACTGAAGTTCTCGAAGTACCGTCCGTCACGAATCTCGATGTCGCGGAGTCGTCCGCCACCGCCGAATGTCGCGTTGCCGTTGTAGCCAAGGATGTCTGGCTGGTTCTGTCCGTTGTTCATCCCGATCGCTGCGACCATCTGCCGGTCGCGTTCCTGCTGGAACCTCTTGGACTTTGACTTTTCGTTGTAGAGTTCCGCCTGGGCCAGAACGCAGTACAGCAGAAGATTCTCGAACTGGGCCCCGCCGTACGGGTACTGTCGATCCTCACTCATCAAAACAGGACTGACGTCGTAGCTGCCCTTGACTGTGTATGAAGCGTCAGGATCGGGCCAGAACGACATGGTCCACTGCTGGCGAGTGACTCCGCCGTGCTGGGACATGCGGAGTGCGTAGCGGGTCGGGTGACTGCTGTTGGTCGTATTGAGCGATCGCAGCTCGTCGATCTTCTCTGCAGTGACGTGTCGAAGGCCAGTGTATTTGTTGTCCGCGGCGGCATAGGTCAAATCGCCGCTGATGCCGCCGAAATCGGACTGGGGAAGCAGATAGTCCGTCTGGTTCGCGTTGATCGGCATGCTGAATGCGATTGTCAGGAAAGACCATCGATGTGGAGGGATGTCCGGCATCGACGGCGTATAGAAATCGCGTTCGCCTCGCGCGACACACTCGTCAACGTCACGCTCTTCGTCGGTTGAGAGAGTGATCTGGTTGGGACTGAGCCCCATGACGCGGCCGGCTTCCTGTCGGAACCAGTCGTAGGTTCCTCGAGTAACCGGCTTCGTCCGGAACGATCGATGGTTCGAGTGCGGCATTATTCGCTTTCAGAAAATGGTGATCCCATTTCGGTCACCAGTGATACCTGATCGGCATCAAATTTTCGGTGCCCGCGAGTAACGCCATCCAATCGAACCTTGAGCCGTCGGTCCTCGGTCAGTCCAAGGAATTTGCCTGCTGCTTTCTTGTCGCCAGCCGTGACCGTAACGGCTGCGCCCTCGGGAACCGCGTCCCATTGGCTGGTCAATTCAGTCAGGTCTCCGTCGCCGAGATCCTCTGAATCCGGATCCGGCTGCCGTGGTTGTGACATGATCCTGTCGATCGCTGGAGATACCTGCGATTCCACGATGCCGGGCACCAGCTCGGCTGCGACATCCCTGATCGCATCACCAACTATCTCTCGGAGTTCGGTTTCGATCTCAGCTTTGAAGCCCTGAAGCTCTTCGAACAGCGTGACGATGAATGCGTGTTCGACAGCACCGATCAACAGCCGGCCGTGATTGACGAGAAGTTTGGAGACTCTCAAATGGAAGCGAGCAAGGTCTTCCGGAAGCGGCCAGTTGTCCTCGATCTTGAGCATCTCGCGATAAAACCGGACCGACCGTGAATCGATCGGCGGATGTTTTATGCGAGGTGGCTTACCGTCGATCGAGCCCTTTGTGGCATCAGACGCACCCTCTTCCTGTCTCTTCGCGTCCTTAAGTTCCTGTAGGGTAGGCTTTGGCAGAAAAGTAACTGACATGATTTCCTTTCGTCGGCATCGAAAGGACCGGCGCGACAAATGCCGACTTCGCCGCGCCGGCCGGTGAAAAGAACGGGGGACCGTCCTTTTGCGGGGTTAGGCTCCGCCCTGACCGCTCTTTCCGCCACCAGTTTTGGCAGCGGATTT